TGGCTTGCGTGTTGCTGTGCGTGTTGATCGCTTTCAAACACGTCGCACTCATCACATTTTTGAACCTCTTCTGCATTAGTGCTTGTGTTATAAGACAACAGCCATCCTTTGTTTAAGCATAATTCACACATGATAAAACCCCCTTAATTAATGTATGCGGCACCATTGCCATGCGCTACAATCGCGATGCTCGGTGCGGTTGAATGAGATCCCATGCATAACTTGCAATTCTCGCAATTGGTTTTATATCCGGCTTCTTTGCTCGCCGGGCATAATATCTCGTTGCTTTGCTTATCAGATACGGCCGTTATAATGCGAAAAGTGCGGCGTTTACTTTGCCATGCAATACGCGCGTCCTTTAATGTATCGGCACTAATCATGGTAAGATCAGGCCTAACATCCGCGCTTTTAATGTTTGATTGATGCGTGTAGCCAGTATGCCCTTGAGATCGGGATAATAAAGCATCCCATATATAAGATGGAACAGCGGCCGGATCCCCGTAAGTGCCTAAGCGAACCATGCGATTATGGCCTAGTGCGGCAATATCTGTAGAATGTTTATAATTGCCCTTAATAAATGACTTATAAACTTGTAAGGGGCCATGAAATAACGTTACATAACATGATCGTTTAATAGCTTGCTTCTTATTTGGATCATCGGTCGGAAGCCCTTTATGATCACAATTGCCGCAAATAGAATAATCCGCGCCGGTTTTTGATGCTATTAATGGATCCATATCCGACCGGATAATGTAAGTTTGAACCATATTGCCAGTTTTCTTATTGGTGCTTTTGGCAAGTGCAATGACTACAATAGGTGCGCCGTCAATTAAGGACTTGCCTTGATAGATTATTTCATTATTCATTTTAATATATCCTTTCAAGATTAATTAAATGGGTTGTGCTACATGCTCAAATTGATAATCTAAGCGTTTCAATATATCAATATGACGTTGTGTAAACGTTTTTGAGTTAAGCAAAGATGTTAGCAATTTTGCATTGTCGCATGCGGGATAGACTAACTCATTGCCATATGTGTTTTTGATTGTGACTTTAAGTATCATTTTAATATATCCTTTCTAGATTAATTAATGATTGATAATGCTTAAAATAACATTAATGATTAAAAATAGTATTGCACATGCGATCATGTAGAATGATAAAGTCATCGCGACCATATCACCATGCGCGCCTACAATACCAAACATTAACGCAATAAATGCACATATAACTGAAGTAATTATTAAGCCTAGATTCATTTTATATACCTTTTCAAAGTTAATAAAATATGAATATCAGATATCCATAACGGGTACATTAAACTAAAAAGATATCTATGTATAATTGATTTTTCTTATCAATGCCTAGATCATGATAAGTATTTTAAATCAATGTGTGTATGTATATATATTAAAGGTATGAGATTGATATAACACCGTGAATGAATGATGATGATTAACTAGTTTGAAAAAGAAAACACAAACAACCAATTAAAACATACCAAACTACCTCTTTAATCATCTTTTATTTTAAAGATTAGCCATCAATGAATAAATAATTGAGTTGACTAGATCATGAATGAAAAAGAGTGACTATATGCCTCCCCTACCTACCACTATACGTATAGGTATCACACTCAAATTTTTGACAATTTTCTGAAAAGTCGTTCATTAGCAATCTTGAACACATTTTCTTTGTCTATAGAGTCAAGCGTTGACCAAGTGTCTATTTCATGGAGTGTACGACCACATCCTTTACAGACAGAATCGTTATCCAATTGACATTGATTAACACAGGGAGAGTGGTTCACGGGTTTCATAGGTATTTTTTTATATAAAAAAAAACAATGGAGGATGAACAAACATGAAGTGATCGGTTATCGTTCCTCCATATAAACCAAACCTGTATAATTAAATACAGATTTCTCTGGGTATTCTCGTTTATCAGTGATATAAGTTTGTTAAACTTACCGTGATACTCCCAGTTTCACCCGGACACGTTAACTCTGTTTATGGCTTTCGTCATACCTACGTACAGCCGGGCTAGGTCATGGCCCCGTAATAAACATTCTACATTATTTGTCAGAGATTTCTACACCCATGTGATTTATTTTACTTATGGGTATTCTGATAAGTTTTACTTATGGATAGCTTTGTATTACATTGGACGCTATTGACTAGATATCTTTACATGATATGATATCTCTATGGAATACAAAATACCTGAATCTATACAGATTAAAAAGTTTAGAAATAAAGATCATCGTTATTTTGTCGTCTTGCCCTTTAAAGCCATTAAAGATAAAAAAGTTACCAATGGCAACATTCGTGTGTTGGCCATATTAGCTGCCTATTGTAATAAACAAGGTTTTAGTATTGTAGGTATTAATACATTAGGTAAAGATTTACAGGTGAGTCCACAAGCAATTCAGTACCATTTAAAAAAGTTAATGGGGTTGGGGTATGTGGAGATGAGACCGCGCTCTGCATACCCAGGCATCCGAGGTAATTTAAGACGGATTGTCTATGATGAAAAAGTAAAGTGGGACGATGTCAAAGAGTACATGTTAGATAATCAAGACATTAAGCATATAGTCAATGTCAATAGGATCGATAACTATGATAAGCGTTAAAGATTTTTATAAAATGATTTGTGATGTGTTTAACAATGGCGAAGCTTTGCCAGCAAAATTTACACGAAAGGATGGCTATTTCAAAATGACTAAGGGTTGGCAGCACACGCCTGGTCGAGCTTTGCCCGCATCACATTATCTAGAGTTGTGTCGCCTTGTTCGTGAGGATGCCGAACAGTTGTTGTTAGCAAAAACAGAGAAGATAAGAAAAGAGATGGCAAAGCGTAAAAAGAAGAACGTTAAAATTAAATATAAAGGAGATTGATATGGGTGATTTAAAACCTTTTTTGGTTAGACTCACACCGGAAAGTGTGGCCATACTAGCCAAAGCAGCAGCAGATTTAAGTAAAACCAAAGCATTGTTGATTAACGAAGCGATTCAAAAACAGTACGGTAAATGAGTCCTAGCGTAAAGCTTGTGTTACCCTACCCGCCTAGTGTCAATAGTTATTGGAAAGCGAATGGGCATAGACGTTATATCAGCCCAGAGGGCCAAGCATTTACGCAAGAGGTATCTCTTATTGTCAAAAATTCGCGCGCGAAAACCTTTGGCAATAAAAGACTAGCAATTAATATTTGTATTCATCCACGGTCAAAACGTAAGTTTGATTTGGATAATACATTAAAAGCAATATTAGATGCATTAATGAAAGCTGGCATGTATGATGATGACAGCCAAATTGATTTCATTGAAATTGCTAGAGGCGAGCAAGTTGACGGTGGTAAAACCGTTGTTTATTTATATGAAGATCAAGGAGATGATTATGGCAGAAACTAAATATGAACCAAAACCAGGCCAAGGCTCTGCATGGCCTAATGACCGTAAGTCAGAAGATTGGCACGCAGATTATCGCGGCAAGATTCTTTTGCCGGACGGCACAGAACACTGGGTAGATGTATGGGATAAGGTAAAGGCTGATGGTGTGGGTTTTCGCACAATCAAGATTGGTAATCGTGTGGAAGGAAGCAAACCCGCGGAAACCAGGACAGCACCGAACCATAATCCGGCTGGTCAGGTTGTGGAAGAACTCGATGAAATTATGGACGATATTCCCTTTTAATGAGTGAAGCTAAAAACAAGCAAAAACCTATACCAAGTTTAGCTGGCTACGGTGGTGTACGTAAACTGCAAAAGAGTTTAGAACGTAGTAATACGTTAGCAGCCAATCGTGAAGCCGTAGCATACAGTTTACTTTGTATGGCAAACACAAAAATTACGGATGTTATGGAATGGGATCATGAAGGGAATGTTCAGGTGAAAGCCAGTAAAGACATTCCCGAACATGCATTGCAATCGATTAAATCCATTAAGATTGACCGTGATGGAAGAATTGCCATTGAGTTTTGGGATAAGGTGCAAACCTTACGTTTACTTGCGAAAGCAAGTGGCTTGTTAGATAATCCTGATGAATCGGATCGACCATCCGTGATTGGTATTAATGTTAAGGCTCCGGAGATAATTGATCATGATAAATAAAGAACAATATAAACAGCGCATGGATGAGTTACGCGCATTTGTAGCAAAACTTACTGCAAACAAAAGAGATCCTAAACAATGGGCTAGAGACATACTTGCAGATAAAAATTATGATTGCGCTTATGGTATCGATCAAGCTAAACGCGCATTAAAGTCTGTAAATAAAGGAACAAAGAATGAGTCCTAAAGAAACCCAAGTGGGGGGTAATCACTATGCACAAATGAAAATCCAACCCATGGAATTTTCTATGGTAAACGGATTGAACCCCATGCAACATACGGCTATTAAGTACATTGTACGAGTAGACCGTAAGGGTAATGGTGATGAAGATATAGATAAAGCAATACACACATTA